GAGAGACTCAAGAGATGCTTGATCGGCATTGTTCTTTGCAATGTTATCGTCAATGGTTTTATTCAGCGAATCAATGTCGGATTGCAACTTCTCAACGGATGACTGAGCGTTCTGCATATGTGTCTGATCACCGGCAGCAGCAAATTTGCTATAAGCACCTTCGGCTTCGAGGAGTTTAGCTTTCAGGGTTGGCAATTCACCAGCGTACGTGGTACTCTGCTGTATTAACTCGTCCTGTTCTTGCTTCAAGTCTTTCTGCCGGTCTGTGAGTAGGGATTGATAATCGGCATAATCCTTGGTGGTTGCAGTTCCAATCTTGATCCGATTGGACAAGAGATCAACCTGACTCTGGTTAATGGTCAAGGCTGTAGCTGTTCCGTCAAGGGATTGATTCATGGCATCGTTAGCAATTTTATATTGATCGACCGCATCAGAGAGAGACTTCAGATAGTCTGTAGTTGCAGTGTTAGCGGAAGAGCCAGACGATCCGGCTTTAGACGATCCGGCTTTTCCACCGGGAATATTATTATCAGTTCCCGGAGTAGGAGTCCCAAGGGAAGCTTTAGATTTTGCTGCGGCATCTGCCTCATATTTTGCCATCTGCTGATCATAGTCATCCAGGCTTTTCTTGATCTCGTCTGATTGTTGCTGATCTTTTGCTTTCTGTGCATCGGCTAATTGACTCTGGAGAGAATCACGTTGCGCTATCATATCGTTATATTCTTTCGCTTGCTTACCAGTGGGTGTCCAGGCTGTATCACCATTTCCACCGAGTCCTGTTTGCTTAGATCCCGAGGCGCCTCCAAATTCAACATTTAAGGCATCAGAAAGATTACCTTTAACAAATACATCATTATAAAGCATTCCAAGACTTCCACCAAGACTACCTTGGCCTTCCAAGGTTTTAATGTTCTGATTAATATTTTGTAGATCAGTAGATAAGTCTGTTACTTTCTGCCCAACAGGATCGGTTATTTTATTCATTTCACGATTTGCAACTGCGGTAACTGCCGCCATTGCTGCTCCTAAAAGAACAAGTTTCCCTATGGTTTCAGCCGCCGCAATACCTATACTTGTAATACCACCAGCTACGGCAGCAAGTTCTTCAGGCATACCTCTTGAGGTCAATTCCAGTTTTATCAGGGATGCTTGCAATCCAATAGTTTCTGTTGTCGCCAGTTTGACGGCAGCGGCGTAGGCAACAGATCCCGCTTTCCAGACAACATAAGCCTCTACAAGTCTCATGCCCATGCCAACTAGGGCTTGTATGGAAGAAGCATGATCGGTTAGAAAATGCGTACCTTCCTGTATGTTCATGAGGAAACCAATTAGTGCAGGAGTTGCCTGACCTACTAATTCGTTTGTCATGACTTGCAAACTTGCAGACGTTAATTGCAATTGTTTGGGTAAACTCTCTAATGCTGTAGATACCAACTGTTCTTGCATTTGTGCATCAGCTTTATTGATTTCAGTTAATGCTTTTTGATATGTTTGAGTATAATCGTTAAGCATGGCCTCAAGCCGTTGGACTTGGAATTTGCCGCCCGACAGTTGCATTGCATAATATTCTTTAGCCTTATCCGATAACGTACCCCATTTTTTCTGTAAATCAAGCAATATAACGGACTGATCTTCCATCTCTCCATTGGCGTTATATATATCAATTCCTAGTTGTTTTAATGCAGATTGTCCTTTTGCTGTCGTAAATGACGCAGAAATGCTCTTCCATGTATTTCCTATCACAGATCCCGCCTGGCTTGTGATCTGCGATAAAGTAGCAATAGCCGCAATTGACTCTGCGGTATCGGCGTTCATTAGCTTAAAGGCTGAACCAGAGCGAGAAAGAGCAGTTATGATGTCAGAGGCTTGCACCTGAAAAAGATGGGCAGCAGCACCTATTTGGTATAACGCTGTTTTAGCTTCTCCCGTGCTAAGCCCAAACTGTGACATTATGGATTCTGTACCTTGTACAGCAGTTGTTAAATCCACGTTGTCCACTGTCACCATCTGAAGCGCAGTATCCGTGGCGCTTACAATTTCCGATACATCCTTGAACTTTCTACCTACCATAGACATTGCGGTTAAAACTTGGTCTAAATCCACCCCATACGTTTCTGCCATTATACCTGCAACATTTTTAAGTTCCTGCATATCGGATGTAAGTTTTTCAACATTTGAGTATTGTGGTGCCATCTCTAAAACCTGTTGCAGTTTTGTCATTGAACCAGAAACTTGAACTACTGATTTATTGATTAGGTCATAAGCACCATAAATCGCGGTAGCAACCGCAACAAATGAAAGGTGTCTTGCAATAAAGGCAGGGCTGAACAAATTCCCCATTATTCCTTCTGTTTTTCCAGCTTGAGTTCCAAGTTGCTCGACGGAAACCGCTGCCCCACCAGATGCTTCTTCTATGGATGTAGCTCCAGCACCCATAGAAGCGAAACTTGCACCCATTCCAGCGGCATTTGCCCTTACTTCTGTCAAGGTAACATTAAGTTGCGACAATTGCGCTGCAAGCATCTGTGTTGTTGTAATCGCTGCACTATAGTCAAGCCCTAGACTTTGAATGATCTGGATTCCTGTGTCCAACGAATCACCCCCAATAAAAAAACACCCTTTCGGGTGTCAGATTTTTCTTGGATTGAATATCGATGTTATTGTTCCGTTTTATTGTTTTCCTTTTCCATGGGTTTAATATCGACCTTGAAAAGCACATACGTTGCGGCAAACAATAGAGAAATTAGCACAACCATATTATCAGACAAGAAAGACGCCATTAGATACCGATTAAGCACGCCAGCAATTAAAAGAAAAACTAGCCCACAAACAACAAACACGATAACCTTGTAGAACACATTTCTAAGAAATTCCATTCATCATCGCCTCCCTTATGCCTAATTATATGCACAAGTTTCCAATTGAATCAAGCAGAATATAAGAAATTAAACCCTGTAACCACCAAACACAAAAAATTTATGCATTCTTTATCATCGGAAGCACATTCCCATTTCTTGCAAGCAACTTCCCGATGTAATCAATGCCCTTTGGCGTCACCAGCGTTTGAGTAAAATTGAGAGTCATGTCGCCACCCTTGGAGGATACTTCTCGAACCTCAAAATAATCATCATCGAGGAATCGCTGGTACGGCAGGTTGTTGCTCATGAGGACGTCATTTTTACGCAGGAAAGAGAAGAGTCTGTTACGGCCCCATCCAAACGCTTTAGCAACCTGATTCATGGTCTGAGAATTGTTGGCCGACAAGAGAACGTCATACATCTCAGCTTTGGGAACCATGATCTGATTCTGGCGTTGAAGCTGTTCCCGGTGGTCTACTTCATCGGCCAACATACGGAGGGCATCCTGGAATGTTGTAGGGAGACGATATTGGAGAATAGCGTCACCTTTACGCAGGGATTCCAATGTTTCATAAACGAAATCATAGAAATTATTGGCCTTGGGTTGCTGACTCCAACGACAGATTTCATAGACACCCTTGGCGGTATAGAGGATAATCTCACGGGTGACATCTCTGCCACCTTCAACTGTCGTCAGTTTGGTAACAGTTGAAAATTTACCTAACCGGTCTGCATGCCTCTCATGAATTTTTGCAATAGCCGTACGCGGATCTTCATACTCCAAGGCGGTTCCGATCTGATCTCTAGTCATTAAAATCTCATCATTGTTGCTGTAGAAATCGCACTGCACATTCCCGAAACTTGCTGACTTGACGAGGGCTAACTCTTTCAATCCAATCGCCTCCTCATATTGGTTACTTTCGTATCCATCCACCGCAAAGAAAAAACGCATCCTATGCGCTAACGCCCTTGAATACTTTTCTACCCACCTCATTATAATATCTACCATCATCTTATGCAAGTATTTTTTATCCTGTTGCAAGGAATCTATTTTAACCCTTTCAGGTTACATTCAAAATAAAAGAGGGCTTACACAAATGGTAAGCCCTCTATCCATACTGCCTAAATGCAGAATTTATAGTGTTGACAAATGCCGCCGTATCCTGCACCGTATGCTCTTTGTCTCTATTCTTCGGTTCATCCTCTTCCTTGTACTCGACTCCAGCCTTCAAACAAACATGCCGCATCGACCGGGACATGATCGCTTCGATCTGCGGCAATGTGCGCTCAAGAATCTCCTCGTATCGGAGTGAGGTATGATTGAGCAAGAAAGTGAATACCTCGCCCCAATCGGTTTCCTCTTGCTCCTGATCGGGGCGAGGTTCAGTTAGCCCGATATGTCGGCCAGCACCTTGACAGCAGTTTTGAGATCGGCAAGATCCCAATCGTCTGCCATCGCTTTTTCAAGCGTCATGGGTTGACCGTGAATGTCAAAAACCTGCTTCTGTAGCCATTTGTCAACGGTTTTCTTTCTCTCTTCGTCGATCATGCTGAACAACTGGCCGCCGATATTGACGTTATCTGCGGTGAACTCGGCAACTACTTTCAGCTTCAGCGGAAAAACCGTGTAGGACTTACCCGCAATGGGGAGCGGTTTACCGCCATCTCCCATTGTTGAAAGTGGAACTGCCTCCTTGGGCATTTATATCCCTCCTAGATTATGCTTGCCAAATAGCGTCAATGGCGTTCTGACCGAGAGCAGGAGCAACGAGATCCACGTCAAACTGCCAGCCCTTCGGAGTGTTGGACTTCTCAGGGTAGGCGATACTGCCGGACACCTTGCAACGGTTGATTCGCAACTCTTCCAGTTTGACAATACCTTCATTGTCGGCGCATACCGCATTGCCAAGGACTCTCAGCGTCCAAGTATCCGTGTTCGGCTGAGCGGCCAGCGCCATGTGATAGGAGTTCGCCATACTGGTGTCATAGGCGACAAAGAACTCCGCTCCCGCATTGGCAGAGTTGAACGTGACAACTGAAACCGCAGTTGAGAAGGAGCCAGATGCAGAAGCAGATGCCGCACTGACCATTGGAGAATCGGTGTTGTCGTTGATGATGATCGTACCACCGATAGCCTGAGCCAGAGCGTAGGTAAACGGAGAAGCGGCAGGAATCACGCCCTGATCATGCACCCTCATAACATTGGTGCTGGGAGTAGTCACGGAAGCACCAGCGAGAGCGGCATGAAGCTGAGGCAGGAAGGTGGAAAGCTTCACAGTCACTTTGGCGTCAAGGCCGGTTGTAAACTGATACTCGTAGTAGGAGTTGCCATCAGGTAGTTTCGTTACCTTCGGAGTGATGGCCGCAACAACACTTTCAACAACAGCCGGGACGAGAAATTCCCTGCTGTCAGAAATACGGGTGAGTTCGAGATAACCCGCTTTCTTGTATACAAGATCCAAAGTCTCACTTCCTTTCTAGTCAATCGAGGTAAAAAACCGATAACGGCTACCAGTACAAATAAAGTTAGTCAGCGTAGGCAGTTCTCCAAGCATCCCATTGAAAAAGAAAATCTTGCCATCGTTTTGAGTCCGATGCAAGAGCTCCTTTACTCGCTTCTGGATTCGGTATGCCATGAAGTCCTGCAATGCAGGGACATGAACATCTACTTGGAGAACGTCTTGGCTGATATTGCTGGTCATGCCGTGATTCTGTGACGGTTTGAGATGAATGCACATACGAATCTCTCCAGTTACGAGATCATTCCAGAGGCTACGTTTGAGGATATGCTTGATTACTTCAACAGGCGTAGCACTGGTCAGATTCATCTCGGAGAGAATCGTTGCATCCGTCATCATCAAGTTTTGAATGAAGCCGAGATCGCCTTCTGGGTTGAACACCTCACCACCTACCTAATCCCTTGTGGCGACAATGAACTGCCCCCAAGGAAAAGTATTTAACGCTGTTTGCAATACTTCTTGCAACCTGCCACCTTCGACCATCCATCTTATCGCGGTCTGCATGGCATGAGAGGGCGGTTGCGCTTCAAAACCGGGTGAACCTTCAAGTAAATGGCCACCTTTGCCTATGCCCTGGACAGATTGGCCAAAGATGTTTCGCTGTCCATCAGCAGACGGTCGGCTTCTGATCGCCAGATCCCTTCTTGCCGGATTCCACATGTCACTACTGCGGTACTCAGCAAAATCCGGGTTGCTGGTGTCCATGAGCGTACCTGTACCCCATTCGTCCATGGCAGCCCATGCACCGCCGATAACCTCAGCAACAAGCACCATCGCCATTTCCTTAATCAGTGGTGCAATCAGGTCAGACCGGGCTTCGGCTGTTAGCATGGATGATTCGTTTTCGGCAAGTAGTTCTTGTTGGAGTTGGGTCAAGGTACCGATCAGGTAAATCCTCAATGCCGCCTGGCATGAAGGAAGATCGTAGGCTATCATGGTCGTGTGTCCGTGCTACATTGAAGGCGATTAAGCCCAACAAGGATCACATCATCGACGCTATCAATCTGGTAGTTGTTCCCATTAAGCACTACCCGGTCAAGCATCTCGCAATCAAGCGATTTTGGAATTTGAAACAAATACTTTGACTGTGGCAACAGACCGGGATCGTACTGCCGGAGTGCCGCTGTAATCATCTCACCATAGGCGTAGACGCTTGGGCTTGCTGCCGCCCATGTCATGACCAAGTTACCGGCAGAAACGGCCTCAACCTGTCTCTGGTGCGCTAGGATAGCATTGGAGCGAACGCAGAAGAAATGGCACTCGCCCGATGCCCAATCTTGTTCACTTGTCTGCACCAAGTAAGTATAATCCGGCAGAACGATAACTTCCCCGCTCTGAATGTTGCAACTGGCTTCGACCATACCATCCCAAAAAGCATCTCTGGCGGCCAGGTCTCTCACCGTCTTGGTAGCCCGTGACATACTAATCTGGCAAGAAACAGCAGGGGAACGACTTTCGATAATCGCTCCCACGCCATTTGCCCTTAGAAAGATTTGTGCATAAGTTGCCACCACAGCACCCCCTAGAAACCGACAAACGGAATAGTGAATAGACCACCGCTAGGATGATTCGTTCCAAAATACGTCATCTGGATATTGGGTGCTATGTTGGAAAGGTAATGGTTCTCGTCATCCTGGATACGGCCTTCAATCGCTACCCAATCGATCTCATTGGTAACGGTGATATGAGGGCCTTGTTCTTTCGTCGGAATCCTCGCCCGGACGGTAGACAGCAGGGTTAAGGCGCATTCACAGACAACAGCACCCTCAAGATATTGCCTGTCGAAACGTCCATGAACAGGATCATCCGTCAGGTTTGCCCAATTGGGTACAATGTCAATGATATGCGCCTCTGACAATGCTATGAAGTCGGGCTGAGATATTACTTCATCAGGTAAATAGTTCGGGTCACTTATACCCAATTTGTCTCTCACTCTTTGGGTATAAGTCGGATCGGTAAGAATTATCGGAGAGTAGGCCATACCTACGCCTCCTTATGCGTTCAGGGTCAGGGTACGTCTTGCTTCAGGCAGGAACACAGCGAAACCGTTGACTTCGGAGATGACGATCTGCTGCCACTGAGAAGTAACCAGACGGTCAATCTCGGTGATGTCGGAACCAACCTCGACCACCATCTCAATGGAATACCGCTTATCGAATCCAACCAGTATGTTAGCAAGTGCAGCCGGAAGGTAGACGATGCGATAATCGTTGAAGATGGTCTGAGCCATCATGCCCTGAGAGTTGGCCTGGCCGAAACGCAACTGTTCAATCAAGCGCAGGGGATCGATGTTCGGAGCCTGCATAGTCAGGAACGTCACCAACTCGTTGATGCCGCCGATCAGCGTCTGCATCTGATACGGGAAGAAGTTAAACAGGAACTTCGCCCATGCAGTGTAACCGAAGACATCGCCAGACCCGCCACCCTGAAGCGTGGTCTTATTGTAGTTATAGGCCGCAGTGTTGGCGTTGCCATCACCGTTAATCAGGACGTTGTAGGCATCGGTAGCCCTGTCAAGACCGGCTTGCTTCATGATCAACTGGATATGGAGCGCCAGCATGTCAATCCGCATACGCCGGATCATTTCGTAAGTGGCCTTGATCGCACGACCGTACTTGTAAAGCTTGATCGTGTTTTCATGTGTTTTCATCTCGACGAAGGGAATCTCGCCGCCCTGAGCAATACGCTTCTTCGAGAGCTTCGTATTGTCGTAATCGACGTAGAAGGAACGATAAGCATCCCCATCAATCGGGGTACTGATTCCTACGATCTCGTTGAGAACGTCATCAGGAATCAGGGACAGACGGGCGACACGGTTAATCCACTCAGGGAAGAGGACGATGCTATCCGTGGTCTGGTAGAACGCCTCGACCTTGGAAGCGTAGAAGCCCCGGCTAGGATCGGATTTGGTAATGATCGGAGTCTGGCCATCCTTCTGAAGTTCCTGGCTGATGCGGTACATCTGCCGATCAAAGGCATCCAACTTCTCGCCGGAGCCGTATTCACTGGACGGGTCAAGGCGCTCAAGATACTGCGTCAGGGTGATACCCGCTTTGCTGGCATCCTTGTAAATCTGGGTATTCGACAAACCGTTGATGCTTGTAAGCATCTTTCCTACTTCTTCGACCTTGGGCATTTACAAATCAACTCCTTTCAAAGTTGTCCTGATTAAGCAATCAGGATCATGACGTTGGGCGGGTTCACGGTGCTATCGGTGGAGATGCAGACGGCAGTACGCTTACCCGCAAAGTTAGCGGAAACAACGGCAGATACAGCGCCAGCGCCGTTGCAACAAACAAGCTGGTTGGGGGTAGGCAGACAATTGGAAATACCGGGCACGTTTGCATAGCCCTCATCCTGGACAGAGCACTTGTAATCCCAGTCGATCTTCTGAATCTTGCCGATAATGGGATCGCCAGCATTACCGAAGCCCACAATACCTGCGCCGGTAATGGTTACAACCTTGCCCTGCACTGCATAAGCCGCGGCAGAACTGTAGGGAATGAAGCCACCTACGGAAACAACGGCGGCAGAGATCGAGCCATCAGCAGAATAGGTAGTGTAACCAGCATCAATGGACTCAAAATCAATACCGCCACGCTGACCGCTATAGTTCGGGATGATCGCAGTAGTCAAACGAAATCAACTCCTTTCAAAGTTGGGCATGAAAAAACCGCCATCATAGGCGGCTAGAGAAATGGAATGTTGTCTTACCTTAACTCTTGCAGAGTTCCCTTGGAAGTTCGCCCTGCGCTTCAAGCGGCTTGTTAACACCGGGGAAGGACTTACGACCAGCCGGGATAGCCTCGGCTTCCTTCTGGAACTTGGCAGAGATGTTCTTGATGTCCTCGATACTCATTCCTTCGAGGGTCTTAGTCCACGTTTCAGCCTTGAAGTCGTTACCATCTGCCCGAACACCCCAGGCGATAGCAGCGTCAACCAGTTCCTTGCGGTAGCCAATACCTTCCTTGGCGCAGTTAAGAACCTCGGTAGCGGAGAGTTCCTTGCTGAGAGCGGTCTTGGCTTCATCGGCGGTCATAAACATTACCAACGGGGTAGCAACTGTCTCAATCGTCACCGGGTTTTCGACCTTGTACTTCTCGACCGCTGCCACGCTTGCCGTTTCAACCGCCGTCTTGGTCAAGGCATCGGCCTCTTCCTGAGTATAAAGTTTGCTGTCTGTTCCTTCCACACTTACACCACCTTTCGATAAAATAGGGACTTGCAACATTACCTTCTTGTCCAAAGCACCTTTTTGAGCAAAAGCGATCATCTTGCCCCTTGTTGCATTATAAATATTGTAAATAGTAGTTTCAGGACGCAAAGTCTTGTAATCACTTATAAACTCTATAGGCATGTCTTGCTGATCGCCATTTGCAGAAAGTACCATTGCCGAAGGGT